TGTTAAATCAACAAAAGAATGAATATCTCTACCTGCACCAACTATTATATCTGAACTAATTTGTCTCCATCCACCTATCTTTTCAGGTGAGCCATATTGAAAACGTATGTTATCTCCATCAATCCAGCGTCCTTCTGCTTGCGATGCAGTGTCATTTTTATCAAAACCTGGAGGTAGTGGTATCTTTTTTAATGGCATAATTTAATGCCTATTATACTATTAAAAAGCCCAGCTGACAAACGAGTATCTAATACCTTTTTTAAGTTCAGTTACTTCATGTGGGTATAGAAAACATGAAGGAAATATACAAATATCTCCTGTCTTTAGACTCATGGATTTTCCACAAATTACTAAATCACCACCTGTATAATCTTCATTTAAATTACCTACATAAGATAAAACCGGTATTCCTTTATTTTGACCATCAAAGATTGAATGAATATGATCATAATGTTCTCTCATCACTGTTCCTTTAGAATATTTATTAAATCTAATGGGTGTAAATTTATGAACCAATTGAGATGTTTTTTTATTCTCTGTTATTGCAAACTTTTCATTATATTCTTTTGTAATTTGAAACATGAATGGAATAAACTTTTGTTGAAGTTCTTGTGTAATAGATAATACATCTAATTCTTTAGTTTGTTCAGATTGCATAGATCCTGTATTTGGATCATACCATTGATGTTTTTGCCAATCTTTATTTTTGATTTCTTTTATTACATCTTTACAAAATTGTTTAGGGAGTATGTTTTTCTTGTATATGTAATCAATGACTTTCATAAATATCTTTTAAGTTTAAGTAAGTTAATGATTGCTTTGACCCCAAAGAATCTTTGACAAAGGTATTGAAGGACAAACTAATCCTTACCTCATCAGAAGTGTTTTTTGGAACTGAGTGCCTTAAATGTGATGGAAACAAAATCAATTCACCTGATACTAATGGTAAATAAAATGAATCACAATTAAAGCTGTTAAATTTTTCTAAGTTTAATTTAAGCATATCAAACTGTGTTTTAGAAAACATAATAGGCGGTAAATGTTTATCTATTCTGAAATAAAATACACCTGATATAATAGAGTTTGCGTGAATGTGCTCATGATGCACGGATCCTTTTGGATTAGTATTACACCAAGATTGAGTAATAATTAATTTATCTTTTGCTAACATAATCTCTTTTGTAAAAATATCTATTGAATTTTCACAAAACTTTTTAATCTTTTGTAATTGTTTTTTTTTAAAGACGAATGAATCTTTAGATCTAAAATTTCCATTCAAACCATTTGGATCGTATTGTAGTTTTTCTACAAATGATAATTCTTTACTCAAGTCATTTTCATACTTGGTAACAAGTAATGGTACTGCAAATAATTGTATTAATTCTTTCCTCATTTTCAAGAAAGTATTACAGGATTTTTAAAAGGATTTCAAATTTAAAGCCTCTAATTTTGCCCAAGCCCAATCGGCAGCTTCTTGTTGATTAAAAGGAATTGAAGGTTCTGTACCTTGTGGAGACATCCAATTTGAAGTAAAGCTATTTAAATAAGTTAATAAATTTTCTTTTGAATCAATTATTTCTGTTTGTCCTGCTGGTAAAGTTGAACCATCACTAATACCAACTAACCACGTATCTTGTGGTGGAGTACCTGTATCTGCACCGTTTGGCCACATACCACCTACACCGTCCTTACCTAAATACAAAAAACTAGGAATAGTTCCATTTGTATTAAGTTTGTATTTCATCATTTGTTTTGCCATATTATATCTCCTTTAAAATGCTTATATTACTATTTAAGTTTTGTCAAATCGTTAACATATCTGCCTCTAAAACAATAAGAGCCGAAATGACCGACTTCGCACCAAGGTGCAGCCCAAATCTTACCACCCATTATACGATATTTTTCACAAAAAAAATAGTCTTCTGATAATAATTTTTCACCTATATTTTTAACCTTAAAGAAATTATAAACCTTGGCTTTTCCAATAGTAGCTCCACCATTGGTATAAAAATCAGTTGTAGGTATCATTTGTTCAAATACTTGTCGTTTAATTAACATAAATCCTGTTCCACCATATTTTATCTCAAATGGTGTTTTTGCATCTTTCATCTTATGTTTATCTAAAGGTTGAAAGTTAAATATTCCGGTAAATGATTCATAAGGTTTCTTTTTTGCTTTAATTCCTTTCTCAACACCTTCCCAGTTGATTCCTTTCATAGGAACAATTCCAATAATAATGTCTTTATCTGCTTTTAACATTAAAGCCACATCATTAGGTCTAAACTCTTGATCGGCATCCATAAACAATAAATATGATGCATCTGTTTTTAAGAATAAATGTGCAAGTAAATTTCTAGCTCTTGGTATTAAAGATTCATTACCAATAAAAATAGGAGTCATTTGATGACCATGTTGCATCATCGCTTCTTTTAAACCTAACAACGATGATACGTATTGGCTGCAACACATACCACCAAACATGGGTGTACCAACAACTAAATGCATTATTCTTTTTTTTGTTTTTCTAAATCTTCGTTTAATGTAGATAATGATTTCTTATCAAGTAATTGAAATCCTCTACGATCAGCAAACTTAACAGAATCTTTTTTAAATAATTCTACACAATTTTCTAACCATTGCATAGTCATTTCATGTGTTGGAGTTTCTTTTTTTGCAATCATATCATTTTCAAATTTTAAATAATTGTATATTTCTCTTTGCGCAACTGCAGAGTTAATACCCATATCAAATAAATAAATTAAATTACCTTCATCAATTATACCTCCACGCGATCGCGCGGCATTCAATGCTTGTTTCATACAAGTCATAATATGATATTTAACTTCTTCTATTTCATATTCCTCTTCGGTAATTTGTTCTTTACCTAATTTATTTAAAATAGATTTATATTGTGTAGTAAAGAAAGACATTTTACGAATAGCACCTTGAATAGAGTTTAAAATATTTGCCCCTTGAACTTTAAGTTTAAGAAGTTTTAATTCTATATGTTCTTTCTCAAGAGGATCTAAATTTCTATCTTCTAATTGTTTTTCTCTTTTCTTAATCATAATATTGTTTTCAGCCATTTTTAAATATGTTTCTTCTAAAGCCATTCTAGTTTTATCTATTTCGGCTAGTGTATGTTTTATAGATCGAATGGGAGTAATTGCAGTTACGTCCAACATAACACCCATAAACTGTGAGTGTGATTTGTAAAAATTTGCAGATGATGTTTTAATAGCAGGCATTGTATCTACAATGTGTTTTAACATGCCTTTATATTTTTTATTGAGACTTGGTAATTGTGAGATTCCAACAATTGTTAAATCTTTAACTTCTTTTTTCATTTCGCTCCTTCTCTCTTATTTTGGTTGCAGATATTTCTTGTATCTGTTTGGGTAGGACAATCTCTTCAATTTTATATCCTACGTCCCTACCATAGCATATATTAGTAATATTTGGAACATTTATTACATCAAACTTACCAACATAATCTTTTAATCTTTCTTCAATTCTTTTTTTAATTTTAGGAAACTCATATGGATTAGAATCTGACTTTGGCATAGACCGAACCATAATACAAACCTGACCTGTTTTTTCTAATATCTTTTTAAATAGTTCTAAATGCCCATCATGAAATGGTTGCCATCGTCCAAGCATTTGTGCTGTTGGTTTAGAGTAATCCATGAATCTCCTTTATTATGTGATCATAGTTAAAATTTTTTATCTCAAAATTTACTTTTTTTGGTTTTTCAAATAATTTATTAGTGTCTTCAAATTTTCCTCTATCAATGGTATTCATCCAAATCTTCATATCATAAAAATCTCTGTAAGATTCAAATGGACAAACAAAATCTACAACCACATGATTTTCTACAAGATTGCACATGGTCATCATACGATTAGCTTGTTTTCTACGACCAAGTGCAGAAAAATCCCAATCTTCAAATAACTTTCTAATCTCATCTGCATTAAAGTGAGGTATCTTTTTGTTCTCAACTAATTTTTTAGCAAATGTAGTTTTGCCTGATCCTGGTAATCCAAATATAAGTATTTTCATTTCCAAAGTTCGTTTAAATTTTTGTATTTATCTATAATTGTCTTTGGAAGTAATTTTTTAAGATTTCGTTTTGTTTTACTTATACCTTTTGTTTTAATAGTGTGCAAATTATTTCCAACTACTTTATCATCATAGCCCATTCCATTTACTTCAAACTGATCTAATTTATCATAATTATGTTTATAATATGGAATATCTAAAAATTTATATATCTTCTTTAATGTCTTTTCTGGTTCTTTTACTAAATCATTATAATTAATAAATAAGGCAATACCTTCGTTTTGAGGTAAAGTTAAATGTTTAATTGCAATAAGTTCTTTTATAATAAGACCATCTGTATTCATTAATGCTTCACATTTTTGTTCAATATTAATGCAACCAAGTTTATTAAGAAATGCATTTTGATTCTCATTAGACCATTCAATAAATGATCCAAGTACCTCTAATACTTCTCTAACTAAAACTATAATTTTAGGTTTTGGATTAATATAATGTTTTAAGAAAGCTAAATTATTAGGAGCTCCCCACGGTCCTCTATCAATAATTATTGGTTTACTCCAATTTCTATAATAAACAGGAATTACGGCTTTAATAACATTGTCAAACGAATCGTGGTCTGGATAGTTTAAAAATATATCTGATTTTTTAAGATTGTTTAAATCTTTAAATATTGCTGTAACAATTGAATTTGCTGTGGCTGAAATATTAGGATTCTGATTAAATAATATAGATAGTAAAGTATTGCCTGCTCTTGGTAATCCACATAAATAAAAAATTCTCTTCTCTTTCACAGAGTGAAATGTATAACAAACAATTAATTAAATGTCAAATTATTGTAAACCACCATTTGCGGTGGATGTTGTTCCTTTTGTATAACCATCACTTGATAAAAGATCTCCAAAATCTGTCGCATTACCTGTTGATGCTATTGTTATAAAATCTATAACATTATTTCCATTACCCCCAGCCCATAAAGCTCTTGTAACATTTGAAGTCGCACTTGCGCCGTTTCTTGCAACTGTTAAATCACCAAAATCTATAGCGTTACCAGCTGATGCTATTGTGATGTAATCTATTACATTAGTTGTTGGAAAACCTCCTCCAAAAACACCTCGAGTTCCACTTGATGCATTATTTCCACCCGCTCCTCTTCTTGTAACAGTTAAATCTCCAAAGTCTGTCGCATTACCAGCTGTTGCAGTTGTAATAAATTCTATTACACTTGTCTCTGGATTGCCTGAACCACTAAATGATCCTCCTGCTATACACATTCTTGTTCCAGAACAGGCAGTTGCAGGAGATCTCCAAAGTGTTTGAGAGGTATCTCCAAAATCTGTGCCATTACCTTGTGATGCCATTGTTACAAAATCTATAGTATTTGTTATTGCTGCTGATGGATCAGTGCCATTAACACCAGCACAGAAAATACCTCTTGTACTATTATTTCCTCCACTACCTTGATTATGACCAACAGTTGCATCACCAAAATCTGTAGAGTTTCCTTTACTTCTTATATTTACAAAATCAATAGTATTATTGTATTGTATTCCTGTAGGTGAATTAGTTCCGCAAAATAATCCTCTTACACCATTAGAAGCACCAATAGTCATATCATTAGTACTTAAATCTCCAAAGTCTGTTGAGTTACCCGCAGTTGTTATTTGAACAAATTCAATTGCAACAGGAGAAGCAAATTGTCCTCCAAAAAGAGCTATATCTCCAGATAGACCAGTTTTTCCTGTGAACCCAAATCCTTTTGCTGATCCAGCTCCACGTGTTGAGTTAATAGGCATTACGAAATCTCCTAATCAAATTGAGTTTGAGATGCTAAAATTGTATAGGCTGGTGTTGTTGCTGTTTTAATTGCAGTAAATGTATAAGCATCAATACCTGCATTACCTGCTGTTGGAGCAGTTCCACCTTGATATTCAAGTGTAACGTTTGTTGATGAACCATCAATTGTTATTGTTGAAACAAAGAATGTAGTGTTAGTATTTAAAAAAGCACCTGTTACAGATTCGCCAACAGATAGCATGTTAGTTAAAGATGTAGAAGAACTACCTCTTAAATTTAATGTAAACTGACCTGTTGCCGTTGTTGTATGATAAAGGACAGCTTGAGTTAAAAAATCAAAGTTTGTAGTTCCTGTTGTTGCTC